TAAATATAGGCTCTATGGTTCATAAGTTTTGCGAGATGTGGCTTAAAGGAGAAAAATTTACTGACCCAAGCGACCCTGTAATATTAGGTTGCTTTGAGAAGTTTAAAAAGTTTTGGACAAAACATAATCTAAAAGTTATTGAGTCTGAAAAGGTTTTATACTCTGAACGAGGGTTCTGTGGAACTTTAGACTTAATTGCTAAAGACTCACAAGATAATCTTTGGCTCATAGATATAAAAACTTCTAAGGGTTTGTTTCTAAATATGGTTCATCAATTACATGGATATAAGTTGGCCTATGAAGAACAAACAGGAAAGAAGATCAATAAGATGTATATAGTTCGATTGCCTAAAGATAGTGGCGACTTCGAGGCTAGACATATCTTATATAAAAAGGAACACTTAAAAGCATTTCTTGGATTATTAAGTTGTCATAAATCCGAGTTAATGTTTAACGAGTCAGTACGAAAATATAATCAACTAAAAAAAGGTAAAACAAATGTATCAAAAAAGTAACTATGATATGCCATTCTGTGGCCTAAGTGTAAGAATTAAACCAACAGGAAAACAAGCACCTAAATATGAATATAGTGCTGATGCAAGTAAAGTTAAATATACTTGTAGCTTGACTAAAAGAAAATTCTCACTTTCAGAAATTAACGATTGGAGTAATCTTCCTGAAGTAAAACCTTATTTTCAAAAAGGATATATTTTAAAATATATGGCTAAGACTCAGGAAATACAAAATCCACACCAATACGATAAAGGTAATACTGAATTAGTATTTTCTTTAGTAATGGTAAAACCATATCAACCTCAACCGAATGTAGATGGATTTAAGCCTGTAGGTCAAACTATGCCTAGATATACTGAGCAACAAATGACTCAGGCTCAACCATCAGCACCAGATCATGCTATGCCTGTTGAGAAGATGAGTGATATGGACGATGAAATTCCATTTTAATGTCTGAATTATCTAAAACTCAAGACAAACTTATTAGCGATTTCTATAACTTAAAAAAAGATTTCGCTATTAAGCTAGAGGAAATACAGGCTTTGTATTTGGAGAATAAAAACTTACATAAAAAGATAGATGCTCTTGAAAAAGAAAATCATAGCTTTAAACAACAAATAAAACAATTAGAACAAGAAGCAGAAGAAATGCTACTTTTTCCCTAAGGAGATAATTATGTTAATTTTTGGAAAATCAAAATCAGATTTAAAAGTGTTAGAACTACATTATAGACGAGAATGGATTTGCTTTGTAGTAGGATTTGTATTAGGAGTTATATTGATATGAATTTAAGCGATCAATTATATAAAAAATTAGAAGATGCCTCTAATGATTGGGCTGAATGGCAAAAGAAAACTATTATTTTAGATGAGGGTAGAAAAGCAGTTTTTTCTTCATGTGTGATTAAACATAAAAAATTAGTTAAGACTATGAGTGAGGCAGAGCATGAAGCAAGAATAGACCCTGATTATAAAAATATAGTTCAACAATATGCTGAAGCTGAAAAAGAATTAATTAAAGCTAGATATAGATATACCAATATAGATAGATATGTCAGCTTAAAACAATCAGAGTTAAAAAGAGATTTAGCTTTGAACAATAAGGTTTAATGAATTCTACTAACGATATATTGATTTGCTCCCCATATATGAGTCTAGTAGATAGAGCCATCAGGGAGACTTGGTGGCTTGTTAAAAGAATTTTAGGTGTTTTTAATTATGGTTTATATAAACGACCATAAATATCTTTGAGCCTAAAATAGCTAGGGTAGTTTTGCTCTCTCTTTACTGCCCTAGTTTATAGTTACATCATAATATTTTAAATTTGTTTTAGAATTTACTTTTGTGTAGGTGTATTCGTAATTAATTAAATCAACATCACTTCGTTTTTCAAGTTCTGAAATCATTTCATTTACTTTAGTAAAATGAGGATATGTGTCAATAAAACGAAAATTAACATAATTTCCTGAATCAGAATTATGGACTTCAACTTGAATTTCTAAACTACATATAACAGCATCAACTTTTAATTTGTCCATTTGGACACTATACTATTTCTTACGCATGATGTCTGCACCTTTAAGTCCATAGATCGCAGAAACCACTCCAATAAAAATAGCTTGATACCAATAAGGTAAATCTTTAAAATACTGAAAAAATAAATCTAATTTATTACGAATGTCAGGGTCGTCAGAGAAAACAGAGTAACCCAATATAAGAATAGGCAAAGATACAAGCACAAGGACAAATTCATCTTTCCAACCATTGTCATTACTTTCAATAACTTTTGCTTTATATTCAATTTCGCCTTTCGCCATTTGCTCTGCATGGTGCATCTGAGCATCTGACATTAACTGTTTTGTTCGTTGTTTATTTTGGTAAATCTTAGCCCCTGTCTTTACACCCAACGATAATAAATTCAACCACATTTTAATTCCTTTGCTAATTCACAATAATGAATTATTTTATCATATCTTTCTTTAGGATTCTCGCCTTTTTTATTCCTAACTGCATATTTAACTATATTGCCATCTATGAAGTCTAAATTATGCGATATAATGAGTTCTATTGGCTGTACTTTGCCTTTGTAATGGTTGCCACCTATTTGCTTGTCAGTAGCCCTCTCTGTGGCTCTGTGTGGCTTTAACTTAGACGATTTTGCCAATCCAATCCCCTTTTTTGTCTAAAACCATAGGATATAGTCTAGGTTGTCCATTTATGATAGCCCCTGTACCAATTACAAATCTAAGTCTATGATTTTTAGAATATAGGAAGTTTAAATTTGATTGTTTAGTAAGACAACCACATTGTAAAGACCATATTAGATTATCAGGATTGCTAAAATATTGTATGTTAAACTTGGAGTGGAAATGAAATTGGCAAACATTTTTTCCATACTGCATGGCTAATTTTAAACCATCACTAGCCATTCCATGCGTAAAGTAACATTCTGAACCATCACTTAATTTAAGGTTTAAATCTTCTACCCATTTCCATTGATGATCTATTTCTAAAAATTCATTGTATGATCTTAAATATGCTTTTGGCATACCATGTTTTAATGCTCGTCTATAAATTAATGATGAATGATTAGAGTGAAGTAATATCATTTTAGGAAATATCTTTTTAAGTTCCCAAATATATTTTTTAGATTGTCTTAACTCATCTCCAGCACTAGGAAGATCAGGGTCGGAGTCGTGCATAGATAATGCGTGTTTATCTAATTCATCTCCACCATTCACAATTAAATCTGGTTTTAAGGTTTTTTTTAATAATTTTAAAAAGTCAAATGCTTGAGGGTGATGTGCTGGAATATGTAAATCCGATATACATAAAATTGATTTGTAACTCATGCAATTATGTGTTGTATATTATTTTGATAAAAAGTAAAGCACTTGGGCTATGAACAATAAAGCTACAGCACCAACTCCATACATAATTAAATTGTTCAGGCTATCAAATTTTTTATCAATCTTATCATCTATCTTTTCTATATCTTCGTGCATATGTTTTAGATGATTGTTTTGTATTGTATAAATAGATTTTTTTAATCCTGTTACATGGCCATATAAAGCAACAATATGTTCTCCTGTTGTTCTAGGCTTCTTAGTCATTAGCTTTGAACAACTTTCTCTAGGATTAATTGAAACCCAGCAGAAATAGAAGTGGTAGCATCTGCTTTTGCTCTCATTTCTAAATCTGATTTTTCTGATAAAATTTCTGGTACTAAATAGTCTTTTCTAAAGGGTGTTCCAAATGAAGTAATTAATGATTTAGTTTGAAAAGTATTTCCATTTAAAGGTCTTTGCATAAATTTAGCCTCAACTTCTTTTTGCTTACTTGTTCCAACATCAATAGACATTAGAAAGCCACGATAGTTTCTAGGAATTGAATATAATGCTTGAAGTGATTGACCATAACCAACATCAACTACTGAAACAGCTATTGAATTAACTGTTGTCGTAATTTTACCAACATTAACAACTCCTGTATTAGCATTTTCTAATACTGATCTAAATACTCTAATAAAAGATGTAGTAGAGGCTGAACCACCAACTGTAATTACTTCATCAGCTAAATCCCAATTACTATCTAAACCGTAAATATGAAGTAAGCTATCATTGTCATCTGTAGAAGTAGATGTTGCAACTGCTGTAGTTGGAGTTGTAGGGTAAGAATAAAGACTACCATTCTCCCATATCGTTTCGAATACTGTTCCTACTGCTGTGTTGTATCCAAATTTTTGAACTCCTGAAAAATTAGAAATGTTGCCTCTTTGAATAGCAAGTCCTAATGGCATTTCTGTTAGATGGTTTATACTCATTTTTTCTTTCTTGGTTTATACTTTTTAATAGCTTGTGAGATGAAGATGTTTTTATACAAAGAAACCTTTTTGCCAAACTTCTTATCAGCTTTTCTTTTAGCTGATTTATAAGCCTTAGACTTTTTATTAAAAGATTTTGGTTTCCCTAATCTTTTTGGTCTAGCTTTAGCATATATAGGTTTCTTTGTGGCCATTACTTCTTCTTCTTTTTAGCTTTTTTCTTTTTCTTCATTGGTGGTCTTCCTCGTTTAGACCCATAAGTTCCTTTTCCCATTGGCATAATAAACTCCTATTAGTTAGTTAATTTTCCACCAGACCATTTGGCTTCTGGTAATCCATTAGTATATGATTTGCCATCAAATGTCAGTACTTGTTTTCTATTTGAACCATCTTTATATGATACATGAATCCACCCACTATTCGCTTCTCCTGTGTAATACTCTAAGATTAGTTGGTCAAAGTCGCAATGGTTTTCAATCCACAAAGCTACTTCTAAATTAGATACACCAGCTATTTCAAAATCTGTTGCGTTTCCTGTGGTGTGTTGTGATGTTTTTTTACTGCCTATTGCTTCGCATAATTCCTCTGATCTATAACCAGATGTAATAGTTACAGGCTTATCAAACTTAATTCTTACAGGCTCTAATACTTCATAACATAGATCGCCTAAGTTTTTTATTTCTCCAGCACCAGCTTTATTCTTAATACCTTTTCTTGTAGCAGTTTGGCTTTTTTCAAATTCTTCTAAAGTAAAATGTTTTGATAATTGCATTACTACCTCGCTGTTGTTGGGATTCCTGTAGATGTTACAAATGGATTTTCAGCAAATGCCATGTAGATGTATGTTTCATTATTGTAATTTGCATCTCCAAAAGTATTTCTCATTTTAATTCCATTAGAAAGAAAATCCATACCTTGTGAGTTTGTCCCTGATGCATTACTGGAATCAGGATATAAATATTCTGCCATTTGATTATATAAATCTCTTTTGTTATCATATAACATCCAATTTGAATTACTAAATGCACTATTCGATGTACATTTAGTTATAAGAAAAGCTGGTTTAAATCCTGTATAAACAAATGTTCCATCAGTACTGCCATTACCTGTGTAGCTTCCAAACTTACTAAATCCTTTTTTCTCTGCGAAGCAGTAGGCTATAAATGGAGAAGAACTAGCATTATTACCAGCCGCTGTTTGTATATAAAAAACAGAATTAGTTGGTGCTGTGTTTTGCCATCTATCACTACTACTATTTGCGGCACCTGTAGTAAAATAAAGGTGTTTATCCCAACCTAGTGCATCACTTCCAATTTCCCAATCATTAGTAGCATCTCGTCTTTTTAGTATAATAAATTTAGCTGGTGAATTTAACCCATGACCAACTGTAGCATTTGCACCAGTTCCTGTATAAGACACAATACTAAAACCACTTGTAGTATTAGCACTAACAGTTGAGGTTATGCTTCCATCTGTGTTTGATGCAGTTCCATTAGCACCTAACCAATTCCATGCTACATAAGTAACTCCATTTTCATTACAGTTATTAGTATTTGATGTTCCATTTTTACATACATAACCATCAGAATTTAATGCTGAAATCCAACCAGCACCACTAGGTGTTTCATCTCCACCATTGTATGAAGAATCTAGTTTTAAATATTTAGATGCACCACTATCGTATCTAATAGCATCAATAATATAATGTGAAAATGCACTACTTCTAGCTTTCACCCAACTAAAATCAGATTGAAAACCAACTCCTGTTATAGTTCTTCCATCTACATCATCTCCTGTGTAGGTAATAGTATTAAAATAATCTGTGGGTTTATCTAATCCATTTGTGTAACTCATAATAATATCCTATCCATATTCGGCTAAATTTTTTGTGTTAAGTGCATAATATCCTGATGGTGGTTGATATTCAAATAACCCATAACCGTTGCCATCACTATTTCCTGATGAGATTGTGTAAGGTGGGTTGCCGAAGTTTGCACTCCATGTTGGATTTTGAGTTCCAGAGTATTCCCCTACAGCAAGAAAGTAAAAACCATTATTTGTTGAAGATGGAGAAGTTATTGAAATAGCACCAGTTCCTGTTGCACCTGATGTTGGATCTCCAGAGTTTTGCCAAACACCATTTTTAGAAAAATATAATTTATTATTATCTAAATCTAAAGCTACACCTATAATATCATTAGAACTGTAAGTATTACCATAAGAACTGCTAGAACTATTGTTTATTTTCTCTCCAGTATTTAGATAAGCATACTCATAAGGATCATAACCTAATTCATGTGTACTGCTTGGTGATGAACGATCAGTAATACCTACTGATTGTCCATTAGTATTTACTACATTTAGAACTTCAAAATACCATTTACCAGAAGCAACTCCTATTGTGCTTCTTGGATAAGATTTTGTAGTATTTGTGCTACCAAAATAGGTTTTAAGATTACCTTCTGAAAATACCATATGAGAAATATGACCATCTAATGGATTCCAAGTTGCAAAATTATTAGTACAAGTATCAGTAGTTTGGTCTATTGCTGTAAGGTTATTAACTGTAAAGTTATTTCCATTTCCTGATACATCTGCACCTAGACTACCAGAGTTTTCAAAGTCTAAATAGAATCCATTGTTGCCAAAGGTTAAACCAGATACATCTATTGGTTTCCATATTCCACTATCTTCGTCAAATTCTCCAAATGATGTTGGGTCTAGTTGTTGTCCATCAATAAAAACTATTTCTGCCATATATCCATCATAAAATTTAGAGGTATCTGTTATTCTTCTACCTATATTATGTTCTGTTGCACTATTTATAGGAGTATCATAATTTAGTGGTGGATAATTCGCAGTAGAAAAAGATGTTTCTTGTACTCCATTGACATAGAATTTCATTCTATTTGATGCTGTTGCTTGTGTTGTATCTACTGCAACAACAATATGATACCAAGCACTAACATCTCTAAATAATCTATTTGATCTTACTCTATAATTATCACTATCATCAAATTCTATTTGTATAGTATCTGCTGTAGCAAATTGTAACATATTATAATCAGTACCAGCACTAAAAAAAGTATGTTGGTCATTTGAAATTGTAGACCTTTTAAGCCAACTACTCCAAGTCCATTTTTTATTATTAGTTGGTGTGCCTAATGTTTTACTTAAATAATCACTACTCCCATCATTAAATCTTAATGAGTTAGCTACATCATAGCCTGTGTCTTTTATGGAGTTAGTTCCAAGTATTAGTGGCATTAAATCTCCAATGTTGGAAGTTCGCCTAGTGGTCTTGTAGTAGTACCATCATCTTGTTCTGTGTAAGTGTATAAAGTTTCTAATGCTGGAGTATCACTTGCATTTGTAATTGCAGTTTCCATTTCGTTTGATTTAGTTCTAACACTTGCTCTATATGTTGCAATATTAGTTGGTACAGAATAATCAGATACTTCACTTGCTTTAACAACATACCAATCAGTAGGTGCTAATAATCCACTAGCTTGTTGTTTAATAGTTTGTATCAAATTATATTTTAATCCTCTAGTTTTTACATCTCCAACTTCTTTGTCATCTGG